GAGTGTTGAATAACTCTAGCATAAACTACATGATCCTTGAATTTTTTCTCACAAATGTTATAGATATCATCTAATGTAACTCTTCCTTCAGCTAATTCCGGAAATTTTTTCATTAATCCTTTCTCCCCTAAACCTTTAACACCTTTGACTTTATCAGAATTATCTCCTAATAATGTTTTATAGATAATTAGATTTTCAGGTGACATCTTATATTTTTCCTGCACCGTTTGTTCTGTATAATATTCCTTTTCCATTGGGCGGTACACAATAACATTTTCATTTATTAGTTGTAGGAAATCTTTATCAGATGATACTATAAATATTTTATCTTCGGGTTTTTCTGGTATTACTCCTGATAGATAAGCTATAACATCATCAGCTTCAACTTTAGGTAATGTAATAGTTTTAACAGGTAACGTTTTTAAATATTGGATTATTCTAACCATTTGATCTACTTTAGCATCATGCTCATCTTCCAAATCATCAAAAGCATCCCAATTAGTAATACGTTGTAAATCTCTACCTGATTTATATTCAGGTAATAAATTCTTTCGGGCATTAGCTGATCCGGGTCCGTCAAATATTACATAAACATGGGTGGGATCAACTTGACGAATTAAAGCTCCTAGAGATCTAAAAAACCCACCTAACCCTCCAATATGAACACCCTCGGGGTTAACCATATTCATCATTGCAAAGTTTCTAAAAAATAGATTTAATCCATCTATCATCAAAACTCTTTTACTATCTACAGTTTCTTTCCCGTTCTCCTCAAGATTATTGAGGAGTTTAAGCAGTTCTTTTTGTTTCATTTGATTTTTTTTTATACCCGGAATATACGAAAGATACTCCGGGTATCAAAGTTTATTGTGGCTCGTCTGTATGAGATGTTATATCAGTGTAAGCTTGATCTTCTTCAGCAATGATAAAATCACCACCACCTAGAATTTTCTTCCATGCTTCTGATTGTTCCTCTTTATAGATTTTTAATGCCTTATCACTATCATCAATAAATCCATGAGGAGTTATAACTATTTTACCTCTCGTAGTAACACCATTAATGTGATTTTTATCAATTTGAATATTTACTCTCTTAGCAAATTCAACTTGTTTACCATCTTTAATAGCTTTAATTTTAGAAGTTCCAGCTGACATAACATTACCAAAGGTAACTACAAATGTTGAGTCAAACCACATAGCATATCCACCCTTATTCATTAATTTAGGTCGTCCCATTGGGGATTCAGCTTTTAATGTCCATACTTTATTAATACACACTAATGTATTAGTATAAGGGGATGATTCCTTACGTGATAAAGTAATACGTTGATTTACACTATTACCAAATTGGGTTGACATTGCACCAGCATTCCATTCATTATTGTTTTTATTAGATTTAATGGACATTTCACAAGGAACTGATCCAATTGAATCCCATAAAAATAATAAATCATAAGGTAAATTACCTTTTTTCTGCTCATCAATAAGATCAAGAATAAATCCAGAAACATCTTCAATAGAATTAATAGTTTCTCTATCTACATAGATAAAATTACCATTATAATCTATAACTTCACCGGTTTCTTCATCTATTACTTCATTGATATTTAATCCCATCATTTGGGCATGATCCCAAGACCATTTCATCTCAGTAATAATAAATACTGGTAGTATTTTACGTTTTTGAGCTTCAACAGCTGCTTCTAATAGAGCTGTTGTTTTTCCTGTATCAGAGTGACCTCTAAGTAGAACTATATGTCCCATTGGAATACCAGGTACTGAGGTAACTTCTTGGTAGGCAGATGAAAGGGGAATCCATTCTTGTTCTTTAAATTTTGCCTTGGAGGTTAAACCTTTTTTAGATTTAAAACCATCCAAGTTAAAATTTGCTTGTATTTCTGAGGAGACTGCCTCCGATAGTGATTTTTTCTTCTTTGCCATAAATTATTTATTAAAACGGTAAATCGTCTGATTTATTACTGTCGTTAAAAAGATCATCAAATTGTTGTGATTTTGACTTCTTAACATTAGGTGTAGTTGTGTCTAATGAATAATTAGATTTTTTAACATCACTGTCAAATGAAACCGCTGGCTCAGATACAATTGCTCCTTCTGCTTCAACTCCTTCAGGAGATAAAAATTCTTGAAGTGCTGCTTTCATATCATCATAAGAAAGTGGTTTAAATACTTTCATAGGATCTGCTTGCTCTTCTAGTAAACTTTTAGCAACAACCTCATCTTCTGATAGTTGTGTTGTTTTCAATGAAGGACCTATTGATGTTTTATTGTATGGTGTTCCTGTTGATTCTGGACCTACAGTTGATAATTTAATATCTCTACCAGCTACAATATCAGTAAAATCTCCAATTTCATCATCAGCAGCCATATTTAGAAATTCTTGATAAACTTCCTTACCAAATTGCCATAGTTTAACTCCTTCACCTTCTTCACCTCTAATAACTACAGGTGCAAATATACGTGTTTTAGGGTCTAACTTTTTAGCTAATCTCCAATTTTCTCTATCATTGGTCTGACGTAATTGTTTTGCAAATTCCATAATTGGATCTTTCTCATTCCAATTTGAAGGAGAAGCCATTACTCGTTTACTACCAATTCCGTAGTAGAATTTCATTTCTGTGAATGGAAATTCTTTATTGTATTTGTTTGGGACAACTCTAATTAGTTGTTTGCCGATTGATGGTTTCCAAAACAATTGTTTTTGGTTTCCACCTGAGTTGTTTGACGATTGATTTTGTAAATCATTAAGTCGTTTTTTGATTGCGTTTAAATCCATATTTATAACTATTTTTAATTTTTAATAACCTGACCAATATAAGAACAATTTGTTGGGGAACCAACCTATAGTTCAATAATTCGGTGAATTTTTGTCTTTAACTGTTTTAACTCATCATGTTGAGTAAGTAAAACCGTATTTCTGTAATGTTGCCAATCTATTGGAAATTTAGTATCAACAACACCCCCATTTAACTTTTTAATTAATTCATTTAAAGCATTAATTGTGTAAAGTGTATTTGTGTCTTTCTTTCTATGTACCATTATAGTATTAGCTGGTAGACCTTCATGATCTAAAGATGAAGCATTATTACCTTGCTCTATGTTATATGTACAAACATACTCATCATTGCTTTTGATATGTAAAACAAATATTTTATTGTACATAATAGCATAGCTAGATGTAATGTGATCTAAAAGATCATCTAACCCTTCTAAGGTTGTAAATGTGCAAAATAGTTTGTTATTCAAATCAGCTATATTTAGGTTACCTAACTCCTGAAAGTCGTCTACCGTATACATATGGCTGGGTTTAGTTAAAATCGTATGTGTTTCCATAATTTATTTTTATTTGTAATTTATTTTTTTTAAATATCTTCAATACTTCATCAATAACGTCCCTCTCACTTTTATCTAAATCGAATAAAAAACTATCATATGTGTAAAGTATTAACTTAGTTTTCGTATCTTTCAGCAACTTCAATATTTCCCCCAATATACAAATATTATATGCGGTCTCCAAGTTTTGAAGCAAATAATTTAAAAGTTTTTGGGGTTTCATGTCTTCCAACACATCCTTCCTATAAACATAATTAGATATAGGGCATGTAATGTAACCCTTATTTTGGAAATTATCCCACAACTCATCCGTATATGTTTGTACCTTTTTAAAAAACTCCAGATCTTTATACTTATCAAATACTCCTCCGTATAGTTGTTTAAATGTTAGCTCTTTAGCTTTTTTATAATCCACCCCATACATTTCGGCAAATGCACTGTGAATGTCTTCATCACCGAAGTCATAATCAACCAACTTAGCCAACAAAGTAGGATGATAGGCACCAATGTCAAGCTCAAGAAGAGTGTTATTACGAGCGATAAAAGACTTTCTTTCTCCTGTGGTTTTAGCAAGTGCGGCATAATTTACTCCTTTAAATCTATTTGAGGGTCTAGTTGTGAGGGTTTTGAAGTTGAATTGAGTGTAGACGTATTCTCCATCGACAGTGTGAAAGTGCGATTCAAATTCTTTTCGGTCAATTCGTACACCACTTTGCTCCAAGGCGTTGAAAACCACTGTGGCTTTGTTGTTGTAAAATTCATTGATTGGTTCATTAATTCTGGTTTTTAGTTTGTCAAATAAATTCTCACAATACTCATAGTGTTTTACTATCGGTATAATGCGGTTTATGTCTTTTTTATCTCCCATCTTGCTGTAGAAGAAAGAGTGGGTTTGTGTTGTTTCGCGTATATATGTAGGAGCATTTAT